CGAGAGTGGCCAACTATCATAAGTTTCATGATTAACCCTTATAAAATATATGTTGATCAATAATTCCGATCTTTTTCATTCTTTTTGCCCATCGCGGCTGCTTAATATAAGTCGCATGGTAAAAAGATGAACCGGAAGTAATATCTTCAATTTCACCATTATATACTACTTGCGCTAGTCTGTAAATCTCTTTATAAGATTGCCTTTCTTTTGGTGTGTGATCGTTTACCAAATGAGTCCAGGAAAACTGGCGATTCTGATAAACTACCTCGCACACCGAATTAGGAAATCTTCTATCCTCTACTCGATTCATAGTAACCATAGCAACGGCTAGTTGTCCGAAGGTGCTTTGGTTTCTAGCTTCGAAGTAAACGTTTTTTGCAAGACATTCGATTTCCGTCGAAGGCCTTTCTCTAGGTAGTGGAACTTCATTAACATCCTTAGCCATTACAGAAGCAGCATATAAAGCTGATATCGCCGTCATCATCATCACATTAAATGCGGATGACATAAGATATGATACCTTCATGGTTAAATACTCTCCTAGTATTTACCATTTTAAAATATCATATTTTAATAGGTTTGTAAACCCCTTTTTTCAATTTTTTTGTATCCCAATGCCCAATTCTCTGCGGCATCTTCAACATAATATACAGAATTTTTAGTATAATGCTCCGTATGGAAAACCTCTCCAGCTTCGTCATAATAACGAATATAATAGGTCTTATCCTTCAGGTCTTTAAATATTACTGCTGTTTCACCGAGAACCTGATCAGAATAATATGTGCTCAGCTCCTCGTAGCGCCAATCATCTTCATTCATTTTCTATATCCTCTATCAACCAATCTCTAAGCATAACAGCTCTTTTGTCGTCATCAGTTCCTAGCTTATTATTTACTATTTTATATGCTAATGTAATCCTGTCACACCCAGCATAAGCTGAGTGCCAACAATGGGCACCCGGTTCATCTTTTCGTCCGAAATAATACCATCGGCATTGCCATCCTGGTTTATCCTGAATAGTAACTATTCCATCTTTCTGCATATCGTAATATTGGAAATAACCGTTTCCGTCTCTTGACCAAGTAAACAAAACTTGATAGGCATTTGCATTCCAATTAGTATGCCAACCGACGAATCCGCCTGGTGGATAATAGTTGAAAAGCGCACTAGAATGCGCTCCAAGATATTCTGGAAATTTCTTTTTAACTTTAAATTCTATATCAAACCACTTAGGATTCTTCTTGGTCATTTGTGATACTGGTTGACTGAAATGTTGAGTAGGAAATCCACTATGCCCCTGATAATCTTTCCAAACGTGATCTCTCAGATATTCTTCAGAGACGTAATATTCGCCTCTTTCTCTCGCGTCAGTCTTTGGATCAAACATATGGTAATAAGGATCATCATATCCTTCTATCGAAAAGAATTCGTCAACGAACTCATCAAGGAATCCTAATAATTCTTTATTCCTTATAATAACTTCAGTCACTAATATACTCCTCGATCATAGGGAATACGCCCGCGAGAGCGAACGCGCACTCTTTAGCTATATTCATATGTTCCTTCTGCGTACCATTAGCAGATCTCAGTTCGATGTAATGAATCCACGAACGAAGTGTGCCATTCACATACATCCGCGAAACAGTATTGCCTTCAGGTAGTACAGATCTTGCCTGTTCTTTAGCAATACCATTATCTATTGCCCATTTATATGCCAACTTAGCTTCATGGATAATTTGTTGTTGCTTCATCATCCAAAAACGTTTTAAATCTTCTTTATCCGTTTCAATAGAATTCTGTCTATTCTTAGGATCCTGTAACCTAGCTTCTCTTAATTCAAATTCAAGATCTTCAGTAGGATCTGCATACCGTTGACTAAATTCTTGGAACGAGAATGAACGGTGACGTAATATCTGTCTAGCAATATCACGAGTAGTCTCGATTTCTAAACAAGCACTAACCATTTCGAATGGTGACCAATGTTTATGTTTAGCCAAATAACGAATAAGCTTTTCAGCTGTAGCCTCATTATTCTGATTAGATGGATTAGAAACCCTAGCTGCATATGCAATTAAATCTTGTAACGATTTCGGTCTATTAACGCCTTCTACGTCTCTAAACCACTCATTAGCTTGACTAAAGCTTATCAGTTTTACTCTCATAATACCTCACAGTTTGAAGTCAGAGAATCTCTCATTAACTTCTGAATTATCAAATGCTGGTACATCTTGTACCAGATCTTGGTTACCAGGATCTACGTCATATAAACGCATCTTGGATCTATCTATACCTACCAAGAATCGCTTATTCTTGTTAGGATCGTTGTAACGGTTCTTTAGCTGTTTAATAGCTATTTGACCGTTCTGTTCCATTTCTTCAGTTGAGACCAACGCAAACATAAGGTCAGCTGTAGCCGGTAGACCAAAAGACTCAGAGGTATCTTCCAGCCCAGGATCGGACGAGGTGTATCCCGACCTTGTCGTTTGAGTCGCTGACACAAGCGGGACAGCAAATTCCACCGCCAGTCCTCGTAGCTCCTCAGCAATTGCTTTAATATACGCATAGCTGTTAACTGCGCCTCCCATTTTCATACGCGAAGATGCACAGATATTCAAATAATCGATGAACACGATATCTGGCTCAAAAGATTTCTTTAACTTTAGTTCGTTTAACAAAGCTCGGAAATGGTTTGAGTTGGCTGCACCGGTAGGATATTCCTTTATTATTAATTTTCCCGATGTCTTCTTTTTCAGTCTAGCAACCCGTTCTACAAACATTTGTTTAGACAGGTGTTCAATTTGATCTATCGGTATATCCAATAGATTAGCATCGATACGTTCAGCGATGCGCTCTTCGCTCATTTCCATAGTTATATATAAAACATTTTTGCCTTGACTGAGCGCATTTGCAGCGACGTGACACATAAACAACGATTTACCTACGCCTGTACCTGCAAGTGCGATATTTAGGCTTTTATTCGATAAACCTCCTTTAGTAATCTCATTTAATAGATCGATGTCGAATGGTATTTTATCTTCAGTAGTATGATAGAAATCATAACGTTCGGATACGTTCTCTAAGTAATCATGACCAACATTTGTATCAAATGTCACACCCAATGCTTGTGTTAATATATCAGGTAAAGCGTTCTTTGTTAAGGTTTTATGCTTACCATCAATGATGGATATACCTTCCATAATGGCATTGTATAGTGCTCGATCTTGACACCATTTCTCAGTCGTATCAAGTAACCATTGTTCATCTATCTTTTCAGTGCGAAAGATCTCTGGTAAGATCTCAACAGCGTGTCTATACTGTTCATCATTAAACGATTCCGCACTATCAATTTCGACTTTAAAGCTTTCTAATGTTGGAAGCTTATTATACTTGGAAACATATTTCCCAACCTCTTTAAATAGTTTTTGATATGTCCCTTCAAAGTAATCTGGTTTAACAAAGGGAAGAACCCGCCGCATGAACTCTTCGTTCACCAGCAGGTTCCTCAGGATAGTTTGTTCAATATTGATGTTCAAAGTTTACCCTCTTCGCGTAGGCGTGCGCGAATCTTAGTAGCTGAGATGTTGTGAATCTCTTCACCAAGATCGTGCTGTGTGAACGTGTAACCAACACCACGACCATAAGAGATGTCAACGATGTTTGGTACGAACATTATAACATATTCCTGTCCTTCGTTAAACCCCTCCTTCTCTAAAGCATCAACAATATTTTGAATAACTTCTTCTTTAGTAAATGGATTATCATCTTGGACTTGATCGGTGCGACCAGCACCAGCATCGCCAGCAATACCATTTACATCACGAATCATAATCAGTACTTGACCAGTTTGAAGCAGAGCTGCTTTGAATAAAGCAGTATGGCCATCATGCCACGGTTGCCAACGACCTAGCATTTGCGTGGTAGGTTTCTTCCAATCAAAAGTTCTCATTTATAGTTTCCTTTAATTTTTCATGAGTTGCTCGGAGGCTTTCTTTTCTAGTGAGCTGGTCTTCATAATTAGCCAACTCGATGTATAAAAGATTTCTCCATAGCCTTTTTGGCCAATGTAGCTTATTACCTATAATAGTGGGCGTTCGATCCTTTGTAGTACAAAACCAATGTACTAGATCTTCTGCTTCTACACCGATAAGCGCTTGAATCTGTTCTCTAGATATTTGTTTATCTCTAAGATCAACATTTGTAAAATATTGGGTTTCGTAAA